TTACTTTTTGAAGTATTTATTTATTACCTCTACCTGATCATGATACTTGGCAATAGTGTCTATCTCACCAGATATTGTTTCTAATACATCTGGATGATCTCCAACACCTACAGGATACTCCAAATAAATTTCTACATTTGCCTTGTGTTTTGCAATCTCTCCTTGGGCATGTGCCAGAAGAGCTGTTAATAATTGCTCTCTCATACGTATCATCAGTAATCTCTATTTGTTCAAAATTATTTATTAACCACTTCGCCTATAACCCAACATTTCAAATCATGATCCCGAATTATTTTTCTAGTATCAAACACCACCTCATCAGGAACAACCAAACAATATCCAATACCAATATTAAATGTACTGATCATATCCTCTTGTGGTATTTCGCCAGCAAACATAATCTTCGTAAAGATCTCTGGCATTGGCCATGCATTATAATCTACATGTGCCTTTAATCCTTGTGGAAGACATCTTGGTAAATTCTCTGGAATACCACCACCAGTGATATGTGCCATACCAAGAATAGGAACCTCATCCAATAATTTCTTAACTAGAGGAGCATATATGGTTGTTGGTACAAGTAACTCAGGTGTATCCTTAATAAAAATCTTATGATGAAATAACAACCATCTAATCAAACTAAACCCATTACTATGCAATCCACTACTCTCTATACCAATAATCTTATCACCTGGTTTAATAAGTTTACCATCTATTATTTCATCCTCTTCTATAATTCCAGTACAAAATCCTGCAACATCATTAATAATAGGTTGTGATCCCATATGTTTGGGATGTTCTGCTGTCTCTCCACCCAATAATGAACAACCTGAAATATGACATCCATCTCCAATACCAAAAATCACTTGCTTTAGATATTCTGGTTTAATCTTTCTAGTAGAAATATAATCCAAGAAGTATAATGGTTCTGCTCCACATGTTATTACATCATTTACACACATGGCAACAAGATCAATCCCTATATTATACATAGGAGTCTTGTTATCACCTACAGAATCTAATTCAGCAACATTCAATTTAGTTCCTACACCATCGGTACCAGAAACCAATACAGGTTTCTCATACCCACTAGGAATTCTCATCATACCATTAAAACCACCAAACCCACCCAAGACTTCTGGCCTGTGAGTGGACTTAACTTTCTGTGATATGAGTTCTACAAAAGCATTACCTGCTTCAATATCTACACCCGCATCTTTATAATTCATTACCTATCATCAGCAGAACGATTTTCAGAATGATAAACATCAAATTCTCCACCAGGATATCTCTTCTTCAATTTCTCTACGTTACCTGCTACGACATCATCAAATGATACTTCAAGTGCCATACAAGCTTGTGCCACATACCAGAGAACGTCACCCAACTCAATAATAAGATGCTCTCGGTTATCGGCATTCCAAGGTTTTCCCTGGAATACCATCTTCTTAACGATCTCCATGAACTCACCGCCTTCAGCACTAATCCCAACAGCAGCAGTGGTAAGACGATTAATATTGGAACCCTGCTTATCAAGAAGTTCAAGACTACTAATAAAAGATTTAAAATCTTTACTAGGGTCGGACGTGACAGCATCCACGAAATTAGCGTACTTATCCAGGTCAACTTTTTTTGTCATGAAAATTTAAATCCTTCAAACGATTTCTTAGGTTTCTTCTCCTCATTATTATACTCTTCTTCTTGACCGCTGTCAACTATATCTTCCTGTGCCGATTGCTCACAATCATACAATCTCATCTTTGCCCTATCAATACCAACAACAAATCTCTTGAAAACTGTGGGATCATTATAACGATTCTTCAATTGCTTCACCATAATCTGATTCAAACCTTCAAGTTCTTCGGTTGAAATGAGAGCGAACATAAGATCAGCAGTGGCAGGAAGACCAAAGGATTCAGAGGTATCGGTAAGATCCACATCACTGCTAGCAAAGCCACTGCGAGTAGTCTGAGTAGCAGAAACAATTGGTAAATTTGTTTCCACAGCCAAACCACGAAGTTCTTCAGCAATCGACTTAATGTACGAGTACGAATTGATGGAACTATTTGCCTTATATCGAGAAGAAGCACAAATATTAAGATAGTCAATGAATATAATGTCAGGCTTGAAAGACTTCTTAAGTGCCAATTCATTAAGTAATGATGTAAAATGTCCACTGTGTGCTGCTGCTGTAGGGTATTCTTTAATTATAAGAGTTCCTTGTGTTTTCTGTGCAAGATTAGTAACCTTATTCTCAAATGTCTTCCGTGGAAGATCTATTATGTTTTGAATATTGACATTAAGTAAATTAGCATCGATCCTCTCCGCAATCTTTTCTTCTGCCATTTCGAGAGTAATGTAGAGGACGTTCTTTCCCTGGAGCAAAGCTGAGCTTGCCACATGACACATGAATAAAGATTTTCCAACACCTGTGCCAGCCAAAGCAATATTAAGAGTCTTATTCGGTAAACCACCCTTCGTAATTTTATTAAAGTATTCGAGATCGAATGGGATAAGGTCTTCTTTTCTATGATACGATTCATAACGATCCTCATAATCATTTAAGTAATCATGTCCTACATGATTATCGAAAGACACAGCCAAAGCATTAGACAAAATAGTAGGAATAGCATCTCTTCCTTTCTTTTCATCTTGTCCATCGGCAAGCGAAATTGACTCCATAAGTGCAAGATAGATTGCTCTATCTCTACACCACTTTTCAGTAGTATCTATTAACCATTGATTTTCAACAACAGAATCAATCAAAGAATTATTAATATCTCTAACTTCTTTAACTTCAGTTTCAGTAAGATCTGTCCTACTCTCAGTTTCAATATTTAACGCTTCAATAGTAACATTGGAATTATACTTATGGAAAAATTTTTCAATCTCCTCAAAAATTACCTTTTCACTTCTATTCTCAAAATAGTCAGATTTAATAAAGGATAAAACCTTTCTTGAATACTCTTCATTAAAGATAAGATTCCTAAGAATAGTAGTCTCAATTCGTTCCATAAGAAAAATGTTGTTTCGCAATAGCGTCAAGTTGTTCCATTATATCATCAGTAAAATACTGCTGTGGGTCTGCCAGTATTTGTTTGGCATAGATTTTCTTACCTCCGATTTCATATCGCCCTGCGACATTTTTCCAGAGTCCCCCAATCTCACCCAATTCCAATAAACCATAGTAACGGTCAAGACCACGAGAATCATAATAGAGACGTATCTCAACTTGTTTATTCTCCTTACTTAAACGTGATTTAGCCGTCTTAGCTTTGATAATGTTACCAACAACCTCTTTCTGATCCTTTTCCTTTTTTTTAGTGAGATAAATGATCGTACTTGCGGCATATTTGAGACCAGAGCCGCCTCCCATTTCTTTAGTAGGGACATAAGATCCAATGACATCGTAAGTATGATTTGTAACTATAAGTGGAATGTTTGCTTGACCAAGTTTGAGAGTAAGCATTCTAAATGCTCCTTTGACAAGTTGGGATTTAGTCATATCCCGAACCTGCTTTTCATTCAACGCATCAGTTATTTCCTTTTCCGTCGAAAGCATTCCCAAAGAGTCTAACACAAACATACATGGTTTGCGATCCTCTTCGGACATCTGTAAATATTTATCAACTGCCTTTAATGCCTTCGACCTAAACTCTTCAATTGTAACCAAGTTAATAACAACCAACCTACTCAGATCAATCCCGCGAGACTCAAGTAATGGTTTATTAACTGCGGCTTCAGTATCAAAATAGAGACAATAACCATCAGGATTAGAGTCAAGGAAGTTTTTAACCACAGCGAGCGAGAAAAAAGTTTTCCCAGTACTAGACTCACCAGCAATGGCAGTAATCTTATTAGAAGATACACCCCCAAAAATGGAGCCACTAACAAGTCCATTAAAGATAAACGATCCGGTATCGACGAATCTTTCTGTTTCTTCGATGTCTGCTGCAAGTTGGGTGTACTCATCTCCTATCTCTTTTACTATGTCTTTAAGAAAGTTCATCTTCTTTATCACCAAAAAATACAGTTAATGTCATTCTATACTTCGGTCCTTTAATGGATTGGGGTCTAATAACATGAGGTATAATCCCATCAAACAAAAGTATTCTACCAGGTTTATATACTGTTGTAAAGGCTACTTCATCCAAATCATTTGGATTATAGAAAATCGTTTCACCATACCACCCATCTTCCCAATCCAAATTAACATAATATATAACAACATATTGATCCTGATGAGCATGAATATAATGAACATCATCAGATTTAGTTAAATTCAATATAACCTTTTGTACAAACTTCTTCGTAAACCAAGGAGTTTCTTGAATACACTTATGAATATAAGGAATAATACAACTCCTCTCAAAATCATACTGTGACCAATTGCTATGAATACAAGGAATAGATTTCTCGTTTTCAATTATTGTACGATCTTCCCACCCCAAAACAAATTTCGAATTGGCACAATATTCTAATAAATCCTGCCTATCATGAAAAGGTATTATATTATCAAAACATTGTATATTCACTTAAATATCACAGTCTCCTTGCTGACATCCATATTCATCAGATTCTGACATAACCTGAACACCCTTCGGTGAATATTCTCCAGTTATTACATTACCACCCATTTCATACTCTTCTTTAACTATACGGTCTTTCAACAAATGATACAATCTACTATCACCCCCAAGAGCAAGAGCACTTACAATTGTTTTAAGATCTTTCTGATTGATAGGTAATTCCATTAGGTAAAAAACGCCTCCAGCGTTACAGTTTTTTCTACGTTCCAACCAATCGCATTAAGAATTGCTTTGAGTGGTTCTACAAAACTTTTCTCAAATTGTAGGTCATAATCTACGTATTTGTCAAGTCCAAGTTCTGACGGGAAATCTTGAATAAAGGAAACTACGTTCTCTTGGATTATATTTGGTTTTTTCAGATAAATGAACTTGACTTTTTCTCCGTTACCAATAAGTGAGTACTTATTCGTTAACTTTTTCTTCTTTACGTAGTGATTAAAAAGAAGAGCACCACGTATATGTATAGGAGTTCCCTTCGCATATATTGTAGAATGAGCATGATACTTACGTACATTAGATGCTGTCCGTGGAAATGCAATATCTTCTGGAGGTAACGTCTTAAATTCCTGACGACATTTATCAATATAATCAATCACTTCATCTTCAGTTCCACTCATAATATGCTTGAGTGCATCCTTAATCATAGTTCTACAAGGTGCTGGTGTTGAGGATTTAACTGCCTCAATACCCATCATTTTTAATTTTGGTTCTTCATATCTAACTCCTTCACTATCCCATACATTTAAAATATATCTTTTCTTGGCAGTCCATATACCACGGTCCGCAATGTTCTCCCGTGCCATGACCATCTTTTGATCATAGGCATTTACGTAGGATGCCAATTCTTCATAAGCACTCTCAATATAAGGCTCGAATTCCATTTCACAGATCTTATTAAGGAACGTGACAACGCCTTTAGTAGTTTTCTCTCTGCCCTGGTATACAGCCTCGACCAAAGGACCAAGATTAAGATAAATGGAATCGGTATCAGAAGCAATAACATAATCTTCACCTTCAGTTTTTAGAATTTTATTAATATGAGCATTCATCCTATTCTCAATCCAGCGAATAGATACCTGCCCTGACAGAGTAATTGCCTCTGCATTTGCTAGTTTATAATAACGGAAATACTGATTGCCGATAGCGCCATAAGCAGAATTAAGTTGAATCTTCCTCGCCATTTGGATGTTGTTGCAACGAGCAATTTCCTTTTCCAATGTCTTAGTGGGGGTCTTTTCATAATCTTGCTTTGCCTTAAGCATCTTCTTTTTATATATCGTTCGATCCTTATAGATCTTCTCCATCAACTCTGGTAGAAACCCCCGTACATCCTTACGATACTGTGCTCCATTGGCACATACAGCATACTCACCATCAATCACTATCTCCTGATTTAATAACCCCTCAACGCTCGCGCTGGGATGTCTAGTCTCCCTGAGGGTTTCTGGACTGATATTATATTGC